ACGTACAATGGCTCCAACAATGCCTCAACAACAACCACAAGCTAAACCACAAGGATTGGCTGCACGACCACAACGATAAGGCTACCCAGCTACGGCTGGCCCCAACATAAGGAAATATAATGCCTGAACTAACTACAATGGAAACACCAAAGACTGCAGGGTTTGTAAACCCTAAACATAATAATCGTAATCGTAAGCGTATTGAAGAAGAAGAAAAAGAACTAGAAGAGTTAATGGGTAACACCAAGGAGGAGACCGTTGACGCCAAGGAAGAAGTTTCTGACGCACCTGCAGAGGTCAAAGAAGAAGAAACAGAAAACCTTAACCGAGAAGAGAAGTCCTTTAAAAAACGCTATGGTGATCTACGTAGGCATGCGGCAGAGAAAGAAAAAGAATACAAAGATAGGCTAGAAGCATTAGAACATCGTATGGCTAATGAGACTATTGTTCCCCCTAAGTCAGACGAAGACATTGCTGAGTGGGCAAACAGTCACCCCGATGTAGCCAGTATAGTTGAGACTATTGCTGCTAAGAAAGCACAGGAAATGTTTGACAAAGCAGATTCTCGTCTAAAAGAATTAGATGCTATTAACGTACAGGCAACACGTAAGACTGCAGAGAATCAAATCCGTGAAGCTCATACTGACTTTGATGACTTACGTGACTCAGACTCATTCCATGACTGGGTAGAGGAACAACCTAAGTGGGTACAAGATGCTCTCTATGAGAACGCAGAAGATGCTCGTTCAGTAGTGCGTGTAATAGACCTGTATAAATCTGATAAAGGTATGACTGTAGAAGGTAAGAAGGCTAAGACTAAAGCTGCTGCCTCTACTGTAGTTAAGAGTTCTAAAGCAGATATTGATGCTGATGAGTCTCAAGGTTCTATCAAAGAATCTGAGGTTAAGAAAATGTCAGCAGCAGAATTTGAGAAAAGAGAAGAAGAAATTACTAAAGCAATACAATCTGGTAAGTTTATTTACGATATATCAGGTTCTGCACGTTAATACCTATTGACAAACTTTGATTTGTCAGTATAACTAGGGGTATAGTAAAAAGAAGCCACCATCATTGGTCTACCTTCCCTACTAACCCCAATCAAACTAAACAAAAAAAGAATAAGACTTACCTGTTTAAGTATAGGCCCGGATTTCCGCACCCTAGAAATAATACAGCCTCTTATGTTTTGTGTTTAGCTCACAAAGCCTACACTTTATAGGAGGATTAATTATGGCTTTTACAACAGCAACAGGTTATGGGAATCTACCAAATGGTAATTTTAGCCCAGTAATCTATTCAAAAAAAGTACAGCTTGCTTTCCGCAAGAGTACTGTAGTTGGTGACATCACTAACTCTGACTATTTTGGCGAGATTGCCTCACAAGGTGATACCGTAAAAATTATCAAGGAACCAGAAATTTCTGTTTCAGAGTATGCACGTGGCACGAATGTCACAGCGCAAGACTTGCAGGATGACGATTTCAACTTGGTCATTGACAAAGCTAATTACTTTGCTTTCAAGATGGACGATATTGAAGAGGCGCACAGCCACGTTAATTTCATGGACCTTGCAACTAGCCGTGCTGCCTATCGTTTGGCAGACAACCATGACCAAGAAGTTCTTGCTTACATGGCTGGCTATAAGCAGTCTTCTTTGCACAGCAAAGGTGATGCCCTTAACACAACTGTTAATGGCAGTAAAGCCGTAAGCTCTGCTGGTGCCAACGAACTGCTTTCTTCTATGCAACTGCATAAAGGTGACTTTGGCAATATCACTACTGCCTCTGCTGGCACTCACTCAATTCCTGTGACTGCACGTATGCCCGGTGCAACCTCGTTGCCAACTGCTACCGTTTCTCCTGCAATGATTATTGCTCGTATGAAGCGTTTGCTTGACCAACAGCAAGTTGACTCACAAGGTCGCTGGCTGGTAGTTGATCCAGTATTCATGGAAATCCTTGCTGATGAAGATTCACGCTTCATGAATGCAGATTTCGGTGAGTCAGGTGGACTGCGTAATGGTCTTGCTGTCAGCAACTTCCACGGCTTCCGTGTATATTCCTCGTCTAACTTGCCAGCACTTGGCACTGGACCGGGAACTTCAGGTACTGCAAACCAACTCACTAACCTTGGTGTGATTGTTGCAGGACATGATTCGTCTGTTGCTACTGCAGAGCAGATTAACAAAACCGAAACATATCGTGACCCTGACAGCTTTGCTGACATTGTTCGTGGTATGCATCTATACGGTCGTAAGATTCTTCGTCCTGAAGCAATCGTTACTGCCCGTTACAACGCAGCATAAGGGAGATATAAATTATGGCTACGTTTGACATGACTTCTATTGATACCGCTGGTGTTGGGGCAAATGTTATTGCTGTTCCAACTAATGTCGGTAATGTAGTACGCACTATTGAAGCAATCCTAGATATTGACGCTATGATTGCTGCAGGTGCTTCTATTGCTAATGGTGACATTTTCCAACTGCTTGAAATCCCTTCGGAGTCAGTAGTCCTGACTGCTGGTGCGGAAATCATGAAGTCCTTTACTGCAAGTTGTACTTGTGATATTGACTTTGCTGGTGGAGATGACATTATTGATGGTGCTGCGCTTGATGCTGCTGCTGGTACATACCTTGCAGCAGGTACTAATGGGTATACTAATACTGTTGGTACTGGTGCAGCTTCTACACCTAATGCAGACTTCCATGCTTCACAACTAGCTGGTGTAGCTGCTTCAGATACCATTGATGTAACTGTTGGTGGTGCTGCTGCTGCAACTGGACGCCTTCGGGTATATGCAGTAGTTGCTGATATTTCGGCTGCTATGACTGAGGCTGCAGTAGCTCAACGTGATCTTCTGTAATAAAAATACATACTTTAGGGGCTGGATATTCTCTGGCCCCTTTAGTGTATCTTGAGGAAACATAATGGCTCTTACATTTCTTACATTATCTAATAGCGTTATTACTCGTATGAACGAAGTTGAGCTTACTTCTGGTAACTTTACAGGTGCTAGAGGTGTGCAGGTACAATGTAAAAATGCTGTAAATGAAGCTATACGGTATATCAATCAAAGAGAGTTTGGGTACTCTTTTAACCACGCCAGTAATTCTTCTGAAGTAGTAGCAGGGCAAACTAGGTATACTCTTCCTACCAGCACTAAATCTGTAGACTACAGCACTGCAAGAATTAAAAAAGACTCTGATCTAAATGTTGCAGGTAACAGTCTGTCTACTTTAAATTATAATGAATACATTGAAAAAGATTACGCAAATCAAGAAGATGATATTAATGCTACTACTTTAAATGGATCACACTCTTCTTCTGTGACTACACTAACTCTTACCTCTACTACAGATTTTGATGCTACAGGAACTGTACATATTGGTGGAGAGCAAGTTACTTATACTGCTATTTCTGGCAATGATATTACAGGGTGTACACGTGGTGCTAATAGCACTACTGCCGCTATACATTCAAGTGGTGTTGCTGTTACACAGTTTGAAGACGGTGGCGTACCTAAAAATATTGTGCGTACCCCAGATAATAATTATCTTTTATTTCCTTACCCTGATAAACAATACACACTTTTATTTGATTTCTACACTTTTCCTAGTGATCTTTCTGCACACGGAGACATTACTACAGTCCCAGACAGATTTGCTCCTGTAATTGTAGATGGCGCTACAGCATTTGTTTATCAGTACCGTGGTGAGTTACAACAATATCAATTAAACTTTGGTAGATTTGAGCAGGGCATTAAAAACATGCAGAGTTTACTTATTAATAAATACGAGTACATTCGTTCAACTGTTGTTGCAAGGCCAAGAGGCTCTTCTAACTTTATGTCTGGTGTTATTTAATGCCTGATAGCTCACAAGTACAACCAGTAGCATTTAACTGTGAGGGTGGTTTAGTATTAAACCGTTCTAGTTTTTTAATGCAACCGGGAGAAGCAACAGAACTATTAAACTTTGAGCCTGACATTCAGGGTGGCTATCGTAGGATTGATGGCTATCGTAAGTTTGTTAATCAAGTTATTCCCACAACAAGCAATACTTCTGAAAAACCTTTAATGGTTGTAAACTTTGCTGATAAAATAGTAGCTGCTAGGGGTGAGAAAATATTTACTTCTGCTTCTACTGAAGTTAATATTGCCATTGCATCTAGTACAGGTATGACAGGCTCTAGTAGTATTACCGCAAAGTCTACTACAGGTTTTTCTTCTAGCGGAACTATACAGATTAACTCAGAAATATTTACTTATACAGGTATATCAGCAACTGCTTTTACAGGTGTAACTAGAGCTACTTCAAGTACTACTGCTGCAGCACATATAAAAAATGATGTATTATCTGAGGCTTGGACAGAAAGAGACATAGGTAGAACTAACGCAACAAAGTACCACTTTGAGAGATATAATTTTGATGGTAATGAAAAACTTATTTGTGTAGATGGTGTTAATGCCCCTGTAATATTTAATGCTGCTATGACTGCATCTGATGTTAGTGCAAGTGCAGTGGCAGGTTCTACTGTTGTAGTTGCATATAGAAATCATATGTTTTATGCAGGTAAATCTACTACGCCACAAGAAATAATTTTTAGTGTTCCTTTTGATGAAGATAATTTAGCTGACTCAGGTACAGGCAGCATTAAAGTTGATGATACAGTAGTTGCATTAAAAGTTTTTCGTAATAGTTTATTTATTTTTTGTGAAAATAGAATCTTTAAACTTACAGGATCAACTATTACTGACTTTGCAGTAGAACCAGTAACAAGAAACATTGGATGTATCAACAGCTTTACCGTACAGGAATTTGCAGGTGACTTGATCTTCCTTGGCCCTGATGGATTACGTACTGTTGCTGCGACTGCACGTATTGGTGACACAGAACTTGGTACTATTAGTAAAAACATTCAGTCTGTCTTTGATGAAAATATTAAAGATGCTGCATCTTTTGACTCAGTGGTTATACCTGATAAAACTCAGTACAGGATTTTCTTTAATAAAGATGGACAGAATGCTGTCCTTTCAAAAGGTGCTATTTGTGTTTTAAAAAAAGAAGCTTTTGAGTTCTCAGAAATACTTGGACTGCAAACAACTTGTACTGACACACACATTATAGCAGGTGACGTATTTGTACTGCATGGTGACGTTAATGGTTTTATACAAAGACAAGAAGCTGGTAATACATTTGATGGCACTACCATAGAAGGTAAGTATAGAAGCCCTGATATGGCCTTTGGTGATCCCGGCATACGTAAACATATGCAACGTGTTATTATTAACTATAAACCAGAAGGTACTATTGACGCTGACTTGTTTGTACGTTATGATAACGAAGATAGAAATTCTGCAAGACCTGCTGTGTATCCATTTGATACAAGCCAATTAGCTGCAGCATATGGTTCTGCAGTGTATAGTACAACTTCTAGTGCAACTCAGTTTCTTTATGGTGGTGGTGCAGAACCACTTGTAAGGCAGTCTGTAGAAGGCTCAGGGTTTTCTGTAACATTAAAAGTAGAAGACGATGGGACAACCAACCCCTACTCCCTTAAAGGGTTTCAGTTAGAATATCAATTAGGAGCAAGACGTTAGATGGGTGCTACATACACAAGACAGTCAACATACGAAGATGGCGATACCATTACGTCAGATCACACCAATGATGAATTTGACCAGCTACTAGCTGCTTTCGCTGCAAGTACAGGCCACACACATGATGGCACTACTGCAGAGGGTGGACCTGTTACTAAGCTACTTGGTACTTCTCTTACATTTGGTAATGGTACTTCAGGTACAGACATTACAGTAACCTTTGATGGTGAGAGTAATGATGGTGTATTGAAGTGGATGGAGGATGAGGATTACTTTGAGTTTTCTGATGATCTACTTATTGCGGCAGCAGAAAAGATTCAGTTTAGGGATACTGGTCTTTTTATTAACTCTAGTGCTGACGGTCAGCTTGACATTGTAGCAGACACAGAGATACAGATTGCAGCCACTACTATTGACATGAATGGTAATGTTGATATATCAGGAACATTAACTGTTGCTGGTGCTTTGGACTTTGGTGATGCTGCACTTTCTAATGTTGGTGCATTACAACTAGATAGTATTGCAGGTGATGCCGATACAAATACAAGTATTACTTTTAGTGGTTCTGATGTTATTACATTTACTAACGGTGGTGAAACACAACTTACTTTTAATAATGGTTCTATCTTACCTACTACAAACAATGATGTAGATTTAGGCTCAGATGCGTTAGAGTTTAAAGATATTTATATTGATGGTACTGCTTTCTTAGACACTGCTGATATTGCTAATATTTCAGCAGATACTATTGTAGCTACAAATAAAAAAATACAATTTCGTGATACTGGTTTGTCTATTAATTCTAGTGCAGATGGACAACTAGATATTATTGCAGATACTGAGGTGCAAATTGCTGCTACTACTGTTGATATTAACGGTGCTGTGGATGTATCAGGAAACCTAGTAGTAGGTGGTGATCTTACTATTACTGGCGATGACCTAATAATGAATACTAATACTGCTGGAGCTTTACTTATTGCAGACGGTACAAACTTTAACCCTACTGTAATAACTGATTTATCAGAAATAGGAACTGCTGCCAGTGGTGATATATTATTAGCAATAGATGCTTCTGGTGGTGGACTTAAAAAAATTACTAGGTCTACATTAACAGCAGGACTTGCTTCAGACAGTGCTATCTCTAATATTTTAGAAGACACTAGCCCACAATTAGGTGGGAACTTAGACACTAACAGTCAGAATATTTTAATTGATGACGCACATTTTATTGCTGATGAAAGTGG